GCTCCTCGCTCCCTGCTGCTGTTGGGGCTGCCTTCCAGTTCTTACACTCGGGAGTTTTCTTGTGCGGCCCTTCGAGTCTGTAATCGCACTCTCCAAGAATCTCCTGCGGCTCTGAGAGGCTAGCATCTGCTGGGAGCTTGGCGCGTAAATCGTCCTGTTCGCGCTCGAAGTCCTCGGTTTCCATGTCTGCAAAATCTCTGTCGTCCATCTCTGCTCCTTATGGTGTGGCTACTTCGTTGGCTTTGATTTGGGGTTTTTCCGCGAGGCCCGCATCGCAGAATCCCATCCCTGCAAGAATGCGCCCATGAGAAATGATCCATCAGGAGGATCATTATTCGCGAGAGGAGCTCGGTAGAAGTTGAGCATTCGAATTTCTTTCTGAATCATCCGATCACTCCAAATCTTGCGCTGTTTCGGTGTCATGGTGGCTCCTTATGGTGTGGTGGGACTACTTTGCTTCAGGTGGTGCGACGGAAACGAACTTCACGCATGGACATTCCTTGTCGCTCCATAAGCCGTGTGCGCAGCCAAAGTCACACTTGGTGTTTATCATGCGAATTACGTGGACATGTCGAGGATGGCCGCACTTGCAGGGTTCATCCATTTCGCTAAGGTTGCTCATTTAGGCCATCCCTACGCGCTTGTAAAACATCCCCGGCTCGTCAGGTTCTCCGTTGCCACCCTTGCCGCAGACTCCGCATTGAATCTCTCCCGCATAGCCCATCACGGCACCCTTCTCGTGGACGGCTCCGCAAAAGCAGCACTGCCGAGGCGCATAACATGGGCCAGTTCCAATCATTGGCTCTCTCGCTTCGCTCATTTCATTTCCTCATTTCAGCGCAGCAGCGCATCAGTCTCTTGAATAGTTCAGCCAACACAAAAGTCCGTGTAGAAGCCTAACGTGGTGTAGTGGTTCGTCACCGGAGCGCAGCATCGGCATTCCACAGCGGCAGCAGAACGCCAGTTTCATCCCTTCTTCCTGACTCATCGGTATCTCCTCGTTTCGCAGCAGCGCATCAGTTCTTTGCTACAGGGGGTCACATTGCTTGCATGTGACGGTGGATACTCCTGCGACGACATTCTTGGCCTCGCTCTGCTTCCTGCCCTGCGCGTGACCACACTCCAACTGCATCATCACTGAGCCGTAACCAAGCTTGCATCGGACGCGATAGAATCTCATCGACAGGACTTTGCGCTTCGGATATTTCATCTCTCTCTCCTTCTGGTGCTGGGGTAAGGGCTACTCAGCGTCGCGTAAAGCTTCGTTGACTTCCAGTAAACTGCGGCATGTTTCCAACAACTTGTCATAGTCGGTCTTTGGCACAAAATCTCCTACACATCTTCCGGCTTCCATGCGATGCCAAATCTCCACATTCTTTATGATTTGGCGGATGGTGAAAGCGGCCCGGCTCGCGCTTTTGCGCCTGTGAAAAACCTTGAACGCCATATCTCTCTTCCTCTCTTCTGGGGCTACTCAGTAGTGGAGCAATCGAATCTGAACGCCCTGTAGTTCTTTCCCTTTTCTCCGAGCGACTTGATCTTCCTCATCGCTGCTGCTTTCGTGGTCCAAGGAAATGCATAGTCCATCGACGCCGCCCATTGGGTGCCACCACATACTCTGTGCATCAGAATCCACAATCTCTTCGGCGCGAACGGTCGCTTATCTTTCATCTCTCTCTCTTTCCTCTCTTCTAAGGGGCTACTCAGAGCCTGCTACCTTCTGACTCCGCCGAAGCCCATAGCCTGAACCCATCGAACAACCACGTAGTGATACGTGCGATGAATCTCTTCAAACGTTGGCGGCTTGCCCATGTCGTCGCGGATGAAGTTGTTCTTACGCAGGGCGTGGAGTTCTAGGCTCTCAATGAGAGACATGAACTCTTCCTCTGAAACTACGTATTGCTTTGCCATCTCTCTCTCCTCCAAGGGCTACTCAGGGCTTGCTACTGGTGAGGCGGTCGATGCGCTCCAACAGAAATTGCAGGTACGACTATCCCGTGGTCCGGAATTCCATAAACTCCCGGCTGGAATCTAAAATCCCGCGGACCCGTTCCTGCAATCGACCGGTAAACGGTGCATAGTGTTTCTCTACGGTCGTAACGGAGTCGCCCAGCATTTTGGCTACGTCGTAAATTGTAGCACCTCGCTCAAGTAATGTCACGGCTAAAGTGTCACGAAATCTGTGGGGATGACAGTTGGGCACGCCAGCCCGGATGCCAAGTTCTTTGATCATGCGGTATAGCTTCGGGCGCGTCATGCCAGAAAGCACCTTGTCCTCCACTACTACAGTTGAGTTGTACCAACGCGCACCCAACTGATCAGCAAGAGCTTCGGATATCGGGATGGTAACCCAAACGCCGCGCTTCCGGGTCTCCCAACGCAGTGTCCTGCCGATGTGGTCAAGCGCCGCCCAAGTAAGATCAGCAACATCTGACCCACGCATACCTGTCCACTTGAAGATCTTGAATGCGAGGCGATCGCCGTCTGTGGTCGCAGCCTCCAGCTTTGCCATCTCCTCCGGTGTAAACGGCTCAGCACCCTTGGGCGCACCGTACGCTCTGAATCGGCCTTTGAACGGAGACTTCTGGATCAGCCTTTCCTCCTGGGCGAGTTCGAAGATAGCGGCCAGCACCGTGTTGTCCGTCAGCAGGGAGCGCCCGTTTTTAGACTGGGGCCGCTCGGACACTCTTTCCTTGCGCCAGACCTGGTACTTTTCTACCAGTGAGGGGGTTACCTCTGAGATCTGGCCGATCTTCTGGCCGATTAGCCAGTTGAAAAAGCTGTCGGCGGCGGCCTCGTACAGACTGTGAGTCGAGGCCGTGATCTCGCCCAACTTCTCCCGCCGGTCCAGCTTCTCTTTGAACAGGGATTCGAACTCTGCCAAGTCGGGCGGCGCGGTTACGCTCATACCCGTGGCTATGGTGCGGTAACTCTGGGTGGGCAGGGTGAGGCGTAAGGTAGGCCACAACTCACTGTCCGGCCCCGAGGCTATGGCTAGACCGATACGGTGGGCTAGGCGCTTGGCCGACTTCGGACATGACGTGCCGAGCGAGGCCCGGAGCCTTCTGCCGTTGCCGACTGTGGCTGAGTAGTGGTACTGGTTGCCGCGCTTGAGGACGTTTTCCATTATCCGGAAACCTCATCTTTGATCGGGTTCTTCAAGTTCTCTAGCGCAACCAGTAACCACTTGTGGTTCAAGCGTCGGTGCTGTTTTATGAACCTCTCTCGGTCCATACCCATGCCGTCGGCCTTGACCTGCTCGTGGAGAATGTCGCAAATCTCATTCATGGTTTTCTGTCGGGGCGTCATAGCGTGTCTAGCTCCATTACTCCCTCGCCGCACCACGGGCAGACATAGTTGGCGCGATACTGGGCAAAGTCTTCGGTTGCGGCGCAAGCGTTGCAGACATAGTGATGTGCGTACCGATCATAATCCTCTGGATCCGCATCCGCGTCGGGGTTGACGCCACAGGCCCGTGCTTGGCTGTATAGGCTCATTTGGTCTCCGATAGTTTCGCTTCTAAGGCGGCAACACGCTCAGTCAGTTGTACAATCTCCCAGTGCTGGCCTTCCAACAAACTGTAGAGATACGACTCTGACTGGTTCACCCGTTCCGCCGCAACCTGAGCGTCAATCGCTGCGCACTGCGCATCTTCGGCGTTGTGAGCGTCGCGGGCATTCTCGTAGTACTGTCCGTAGAGATCAAAGGCTCCCATGCCTCATAGAATACCACCGCCCCGCAAAAAGTCAACTCTTATTTCCACAATTCTCAAATTGAGAAAGGGCTGAGGCGAACCCCAGCCCCCTCAGTCAGGCAGCCTTACGCGACCCAAGCGGGCGTCCCCGCTTTGCCGCAAAGAAAGCGGGGACGGCTACGGGAGCAAGCGTCTGGTCTGACATTCCAAAAGTGGTGAGCAGCATACCCAGCAGCGCCCGGGTGAAGTTAGTCTTCGCGCGGCCACTTGGCACGCGCGCGAACCGAGTCTTGCAGAAGTTCAGGCATTCCTTCAGCATCAGGTCGGTGTCCAGCGCCTCGACCACGATCACCTTCGACTTTGGGATACGGACCAGTTTGTCCAGATAATGGACAATCTCTTTCGTATCCGTCGTCTTGGGCGGTGGGTTCTTCGCGATCGCCTGGGGCTTGATCTTATACCCGCGGCTCATGGCAATGCTCATCACGTTGGCGGGCAGCGCCTTCGAAACTGTCTCATGCTCGGCGATATACCGGAACGCCGTAGCCACGCTCATGTGGAAACTCTTCCGGAGGAACCCAGTCCACATCTTCTTAGGGTGGAGTATACCACGGATCACCACCAAGTGGGAGCCGATGCTGAGTTTGGATTGGCCCTCCTGGTGAAGTGCTCGGGCCAAGTCCTCAGCCTTGGTTACGATTGTCTCTCGCTCATCTGGATCTAGTTGGGCCCAGCCCTCTAACGATTGCAGCTCGGCGAGGTCTGGTGTGTGGATTGCTTGCTTCGCCATTGTAAATCTCCTGTATGCCCTAGTAGGGCGGATGTCTGTATGATACACCGCATAGCGGCACAGTTGTACGGAAATGGAAACAATTTTACAGAATTATTTGATTTCCACAGATTTATGCTTGCTATGTCGGATGGGCATGAGCTATATTGCTCACTATGACCTACCTAGAACTTGTCGAGGATTACGCCGTGCGGACCGGACTGTCGGTCGAAACCATTATAGAGCAAGCCATCGAGGACTGGGTAGCAACAACAGGGGCCGCCTTGTTAGAGGCGACCCCGAAGTCCAACTTGGTGATATTTCCTAGTGTTGTGGTTCAGTCTGCTGTTGCGGCGGGTTGATTTCCATTATCTGGAATTTCGGAGCAAGGAAGCCATTTCTATCTCAGTGGCTGAAATGAAAGGCTCTACGACCAAATTGTGGCAATGGTTGTTTGATCGGGCGTGGCTCCAAATGCGATCTGCTGACTCCCGCACAATCAGGCCGTCACAGGTTTTGCACCAAGCCCACTGTTTGCTGGTTGTTACTTCAATCACGCCGCCACCTTCGCTTTCTTCGCCGCCCGCTTAGCCGCCACGTCTGCCTTTACTGCCAGGCTCGCGATCGCGCTCCACGGAACCTCATACTCTGCGTGTAACCCTGAGAACTTTATGATAGCACACCGCGGGCGGGCCTCGACAATTATCTTCCGGTTCTTGCCCTTGGTGAACAGTACCTCGGAGGTCCCGAAGCGGTTGCGTGTGCTGCGTTCGGCTAGGTCGGTCATGTCATCCTTTCATTGCGGCGAGCTTTAGGGTGCAGGCGTTGAAGTCGATTAGAGTCTGGATGTGGACTTGTAGGAGTTTGTCGTAATCTTCTACGGCTACGAAACCGCCATCGGGGTCTATTCCCATGCCCGCGAAGTCATAGTCCCATTGGGGCTCCCAGCGATCTACTTTCTCGGGGTCAAATTGTTCGTCCATTATCTGGAATCCTCCCTTGCTGGTTTGGCATTTCAAGAGAGCCCGACTGTAGGAACCGTTCAAGCGCCGAGCCCGAGCAACGCACGCCACATAGTAACACCGAGCCTTTGACCGGCTGCGCCGTGCGGTTATACCTTTTGATGGAAAGCTCCTTGCTGTTGACTCTCGTCGCTACAGCGTAAGGCGCTTCCGTCCTGGTGTTGCATATCTTGCATTGCATAAACACTCCCTTTCGCCCATTAGCTTTACCCGTCCGCGCCGCGTGGAGGCTGGTTTGTGGCGGACTACCCGATACGCTCGGGCGGGCGTGTTACTGAATTACCAATTCTCCCTCGGCCAGCTCTTCTGGCGGCAACACATAGAACTCAAACTGCGATTGCGTACCGTGTTGGGCCGCGTACTCGTCTGTGATCGTGGCGTAAGACCGGACGTAAGCAAACGCGGCCTCTGCGCTTTCGGCTTCGATCTCGACTTCTAAAGCTACTTTGTATCTCGGCATCGGTTCCTCCTAAGAAACGACATCACAAATCGGGTTGAATTCCTGTAGGTCATCGCGGAAGTTCTGTACGTTGCCGACACCAATCTGTTCGGCGATCTTCCAGCCTCGCGCAACTGGGTAGGAAGAGATTTGCGCTCGATAGCCATATCCTCGGCGCAAAACGAGGAAGGTAAACCCAGTCTCGTCTACTCGCTTGACTGCTGTTGCTACGGCGTCCTTCTTAGTCATTTGGCCCTCTCTTTCCAAATAATGGAATACTACGCTGCGGTTTCGTGCCCGTCAAGCTAGATTACACCGGACACAGTTACATTTGCGACTTACGCACCCGTGTTTACCCTTCATACAGGCTACACAGGTCCAATCCGTTCGCGCCGTGCGGCTTACTGTTTTGCGTCCAGCGGGTAGAATCGCGGCCCTAAACCTGGTCGCGGCCTTTGGTGGTAAACGGCTGGGGGAGCGGCTAAACGCTGGGATCAGCAATTACAGCCTCCAACCGTTCGGGCGTGGCGAAGAAATAGTGCCCGTCGTCATCCCGCTTGACTAGTACAGTCCCGAACTCGTCGAGCGTTGCCCGCTGGACTATTACCAGGTAAGAGATATCGCCGTAGGTGTAGCGCATTAGATCATGGCGTTTCATGCGGCAGCCGTTCGGAGATCTTTCAGCATCTGCTGCTTTTCCTTTTCGATCTTGTTGAGGTCGATCTCAAAATAAGCGGCGAGTATTTTGTTGATATCCATGTGGATGGGGTACAGATTATCCCTCCCCGGACGTTCGTCCCATTTGGCTAAAACTACACCATCACCCAGACCGCCGTTATCTAGGAACGAGCCAATTGTTTGACTCTGGTCGAGCACCTTCGCTTGTTTTTCGTGTTCAGGATATTTTCTCATGTAACCCTCTCTTTCTCAACCTATTAGCCGGGATAAACCCGTTGCCCGCTCCCCGCCACTTGGCGGCCAGGTTGTAGGGGAGCTAACCCGGATACCGCCGGGTCTCGGTTCAGATCCAAAGAATGAATATCAAGAGCGCCATAAGACAAACGAACTCGATAAACTCCGTCTTCATGTATCCGCGCTCAGTTGGGGTTAGCTTAGGCATCGCGCCTCACTTTCAGATTTAGACCATACTACAGGCTAGGGGTTAGGTTGTCAAGTTGCGTACCGCTACGCCCAGGTTCGAGCGTTTCGCCGGGATCTCACCGGCTCATCAGGCGGCTTCGTCTTCGTCCTCTGTTTCGCTTTTCTCGGGGTAGCGAACCCAAACCCAAGCCGCGACGAACGCCCCATCCTCGCCGTAGCTGACCACTGCGTTATCATCTATCTCGCATTCGTCGGAGCCGTACTCTTCCCGAGCCATTTCGCGGTAAATTTCGTCCCTTGGATCTTCCATAAGTTCCTCATTCTGCGACGATACGCGCCGCGCGGTTATGTCCATTATCTGGAATTCTCAAACTGAGAACTAGCGCGCCGAGCTCGGAAGCGCGCCGAACGCTGTTGCAATCTGTTGTGAAAACTCTACGTTGTTCTCTATGTCTTGATCCATGAGAAACAGCCGGTGATAGGTTAGGCCGAGCATCACAGCAATGACGGCGAGCAATACGTGTGTAAGTGTTAGTTTCTTTAGGGTTTGCACTTTCTACCTCCCAGGTTGTAAAGACGTTTCGGTTAGGCGATGTACTGCCGGGTAAGACGATGTTTGAACGTGTCGAGTGTTCCGGCTGCGTTCGGGCCCATGTACATGTAATGCCCGACATAGTTGGTGGCGGCTGGGTTGAGTGACAGTCTACCGGCTGCGATCGCTTCCTCGAAAGCCTGTTGTGCGTCTTTCATGGGGTGTTTCCTCCGTTTGCTTTGAACCAACAAACTCACATTATTCCCCACCGAATAAATTGTCAAGTGTTTTTCTGAAATAAATTGCATGTGATATAATGGGAGCATGTATTCAGACGATTTTCAGCTCCCACCCAATTATCCATATAAGACAGGCACGCCCAAAGAGAATGAATGGTTTGCGGCGGCCCGTACCGCTCCGAAACGGCCCGCTGTATACACAGTTTGGGCGGCAAACCGGCTGCTATATGTTGGAACATCGGTCCAGCCGCGACACAGGCTGCTGTACCACAACCGAATGCAGGAATTTATAGACAACGGAGTGACGCATGTGTCGTGTATCGAGATCCCGAACGATCTAACCAGGATGTGGACAGAGGCGTATCTCATTCATACGCATAAGCCGCCGCTCAATCGAATGGGCAAGTTCGGGTTTATCGTCCTCAACAGGTGGGAAATGCCAGCGGATAGGCGGTACATGTTAGACGAGTATCAGGCCAAACGTCAAGCCCAAAAGTAATTATTTTCAATTATTTTTCGGATGGGTTGTGATTTTCGTCTCATTTGAACGTCTAATAACTATGTAGACCTTTTTACGGTTTACGGACGGGGCAGAATGCGCGCCTATCCTCTATGGCTTTCAACGCTCAAAGCGCTAGCGCCCTAACCACTGGGAAACACTCTGCCCCAAACCTTATGTTGATGGTTCTAAAGCAAGTATAGTAATGATTATATACTTGACTTAGGGAACCGCTTAGAACCACTTTCCAGATAATGGAAAACCGCACGCCAAGCCCAACCGCTAACCCATGCCAAAGACTATCGCCCAAAGATTAGAGCAAGTCTTGATCCGCATCTGTGAGGACCCCAATGCGAGCATGGATCAAAAGCTAACGGCGAGCGCGCAACTCACGCAGATACGCAAGATAAAGCCGCGCCCCAGGGCGAAGCGTAAACCGCGCGCAACACTCCCAAACAGCGTGTTAGGTACAAGGGCATAGGGTAAACAAGCGACACGTAGCACGATTTTCCATTATCCGGACAACTATGGCGCGCAACAGGGACAAATACCGGCACGGCGCAACGCTCAAGAGATGCAAACTTGACCGCGCGATAGAGCAATGGTATGCGGAATGGATCAAAGAGATTCGCTATAGGCTGGACAGATGCGGCGACGGTCTGGACATAGGGTTATCGTGCTAGACGCGCGCAAACTGCCTGAACGCGCACAAGACTGCAACAGCCTAGATGAGCTCGCGCGCTGGATGCAAGCGAACAACGTCACAGAGTACATGCCTAGTGAATCGCTGGCGTTTCGACTAAAGATTGAGGCGCGCCCAACGTTCCGAGAATACGGACCAGCCTGCTAAGTACGAAACAGCTTGCCCGCAACGGATGTAATAAGACTGTAGAGAGTGTAAGACAGTCCAAGGGTAGAGATAGAGCATTCAAGTTGAGCGATGGGAGTTAGTTTCACCCGTCTGCCTTGGTTCACCGAATGCTGAAACCGACCTGATTACTGAAACCTTGTCCGGATAATGGACTCGCGCCCAAAGGATACAATGCTCGCCCAATGCCCTAAGCATGACATAGCCTATAAGCTGGTAGAGATCGAACGGGGAAAGACAATAGAAGTATGCGACTCGTGTGTAAGCGAAGCAAGGCATAAACTAGCGGAGATGTTCCCGTTCTCTCCGTTCTACACTGGCGACACGCTGCTCCAGCCGTTCACGTACCGCGAACACGCCTAATTGCTGAACACGCCCGACGAATAGGTTACGTGGAACTTTTCAGTGTGTTTTTACCGCGAAAATATCCGAATAATGGACAACACGACATCGAGACTAATCCTACGATTAGTCAACAGCCTTTAGAATCAATCACTTGACGCGGTATTGTGACGCGATTGTGTCAATTTCCCTTTGGTGAGTCGCTGAATACACTAGATGCCCGACTCGCAACAGTGTATCAGAGTCGAAAGCCAGTCATGTTACAGCGTGCTAACTCGTTTAGACTGAGTGAGTTAGATCGAGTCGCTGGCTGGCTAGAGTAGGGGACCCTAAAATCAGTTTCGGCTGGGGCGGGCCTTACCCCCTTGGCCGCCGCCGGTACCGCTACGTGACCTGGTCACCCCGAGGGTCTTTTCCTTTCATAAATACTAAAGTAATTTATTTAAATTACCAAAGTCATTTTATTTCCGGTTTCCAAATTGTAAACGGACCCCAGTCGTACCACCCATGACAACCTCCTCCCAGACCGCGGCCCGTATCTTCTCCTTCGAGAGCTGCAAACTGGTTCCATACAACGACGCTTCCGGAAACGCAACGGTGGGGGTGGGTCATCTCCTTCACCTCGGTCCGCTAAACGGTACGGAAAAGCCGATTACGATCCAGCAGGCTCTCTCGCTCTTCGCAGCAGACCTTGTCCACGTATCCGAGCGGTACATCAACGAGTTTGTCCGAGTGCCGCTGACGCAGAATAAGTTCGACGCACTCTCCAGCTTTACCTTCAACCTGGGTGCCGGTACCCTCCAGCACGTTATTTCCGAAACTGGACTCAACCAAGGCGGGTATGTAGAAGTTCCCCTCAAGATCCTGGAGTACAATAAAGCCCGGGTCAACGGGGAGTTGGTAGTTCTGGACGGCCTTACTAGACGAAGACAATTCGAGGTGGGGCTTTGGAACAGTGACCAACCGGGAGCTTAAGCAGCAATACAGGGTTTTCAACCGAAAGTACTTCGGAAACTCGTTGCCCGATATATTCGTAGGGTACGCTGATGTTTCGTCTGGGCACGCCGCGGAGTTTATCTCGTACGAAGACGGAACCTACCGAATCCATATTCACCCTCTGATCAAACGTCTGAAACTGGACAACTACTCTCTCTTGCTTTTGGTTCACGAGATGGCGCACTGTAAACTCCGGAACGCTCCGGCCCGGGTACGGTGTGGGCATGGAAAGATATTCCAGGACGAAATGAAACGGCTCGCCAACCTGGGGGCGCTCAAGGATCTTTGGTGACGCAGCTCGAACAGATTTATCACCTAGCCAACAGTCGGTATTTCCGCGGCAGGCTTAAGAACGTGAAGATCAAGTGGGTTCGAAAAGGATTTCCGAGTTCGCACATAATGGCGCGGACCCGATCGGTTCTGGGAACTGTCCCAAAAGGAAAACGCAAGTTCCTGATAGAACTAGACTGGGCTCTTCGTCGATACCGGTCCGTCACGATCATGACTGTAATCCACGAACTTGTCCACGTCGAACAATGGGATAAGGTCAAGACAGGTCGGGAACACGGTCGTCTTTTTCAGAACCGGATGAAAGATTTAGCTGCTAAAGGCGCGTTCAACGGTCTGTGGTAGCAGTATTTGTGGGGTCGGTTTACGCCCCTGACGCAACACAACTCACCCCTCAAAGGAAACAACAAATCATGGCACGTCAAGACTCCTCGTTCGGTATCCAGAATTTCCCGCAGACGGTTGCGGTCACTTCCAATACCCCGCTCCTCGCTCCTTCCGCTTCCGGAGTTTATCCGGGGCTCCCTTCCCCCGAGTTCCCGTTGTCCACCAGCTCTTTGCCCACGGGTCTTTTCGTTGGCATTCCCGCCGACATCGCGGGCAGCGTGTTCGACGGACACCCGTTCGAAGTCTCGCTCGCCCTCAAGGTAACCTCGACGGCCACCACCAATTTCCAGGTTAGCCTGTATAACGCTAAGAACTCCTCGTTTTCGGCGGGCTCTGGCGCGGGCACAGCGGGTGGCTATACTCTCGGCACGCTCGGCACTGGCTGCACCCTGCTTGTTACGGGTACCGGTACCGCTGGTCTGACGGCCTCGCAATCGATCAACTACTGGCTGAAGGCGCAGTTCGTTTGGGATTCGGTTACGAAGATCCTCGCCTACACGACCTCCACGGCCTACCTCAACGGAGCCTCGGTGGCAGCGGGCACCACGGCGAACGCTACGGCGGTTGGGCTGACGGATCTGAACTTCATCCCCTCGTTCACGATCGCTTCCGCTGCTACGACCTCGATCGTGGTCACGGAATTCGTCATTAACCGGCTCTAATCCATTTAGAATCAGAACCTTAGGGGGTGGAAACACCCCCGAGGAGTCCCAATGGAATTCCTGCTAGTTGCCGTGTTCGGCGTTGGGCTCGCGTTCCTGATTATCCTGGCGATCGGCCAGTACCTGACCCTCGAAGCTATCCGGTTTGAACTGGAGGAGTACGCAGAGGATTGCAGGGAGGTCGAGCGGATTACGGACGACCCGAGAATCAAAATTCATTACAAGGCTGTAGCCAACCGGTTGTCCGGAGTGCTCGGCAAATACTTTCCGGAGAACTAAATGGCCAATTCTCTCAACAGTTTACCCCTAATTATTGATACGGATATTACTTCGTATCGTACTACGTCAGGTGAACGACTCCAAGGCATCCGTGTCCAAAAGCTGACGCTGGCCGTCGGGCCCGGTGGGGCTTCGACCGCGGGCACCGTTACGATCACGGCTCCGTCTGATAGCTCTACGCTGTTCCCCCCGATGGTTGTGCCCGGTTCGTCCGCGGCGAACACCATCCTATACGTAGACAACCCGGATTCAGGTGACTACCTGACCTGGCGGGACTTCGCCGTTACTGGACTTACTGCGACGGGAACGCGCTTGTTCCTCTGGTGGACGGTCTAATGCCTGATCAGAAGAAAAAAGGCGTCGTCGTCAAGGTAAAAGTTAAAGTCAAGGTCCCGGTTTCGGGGTCCAAAAAACTAGTGGTCAGGAAATAACATTATGGCAAAAGAACACTCACGAGCGAAGTCAGCCCTCAGCGGCGGCCACAAGTCAAAGTCTGGCGGCAAGCCCCATTCGATCCACGTACGCCGCGGGCATTCGGGCGGGTTTGTAGCAACCCACCACCACAAGCCGGACGCAGACGGCCAGATGCAAGAGCCGGAAGAACACGTGATCCCCGACATGCAAAGCCTTAATCAGCACATGAGCGATTCGATGGGTGACCAGCCTCCTGCTCCCGCCGCCCCGGATCCAGCCGCCGCGCAAGCTGCCGCTCCTCCCCCGGCTGCTGGCGGCGCACCGGCAGGAATGTAATGGGCTGGTTCTCCAGGTCCAAACCTACCGTTTCAGTTACTCCCGTATCTCAGCCTCTTCCCCAGGTAGCAGCACCCACAGTTACACCCAAGGACACCTCAATGAGCTTTATCACCGCACTTGAAAGCGACATCTCCAAGGTAGAGAAAGTCTTGGAATCCTGGTGGGGCAAAGAGCCCGCCTTCTATAACGTTCTGAGCGTCGGCGTAAACATCGTCGGCATCTCGCTCGAAACGGTATTCACGATCGACGGTAATGGCCCGGCGGCCACCCTCGTTGGCAACATCGTCTCCAAGGCGCAGCAGGAACTTCTGGCTGTGAATACCTTGGTCAAGACGGTCGGTCCTACCCCCACGGGTAAGAGCCTGCTGGCTGGTGTCGCTTCAGATGTAAGTCAACTCGAAGCTGCGGCCAACATCACTGATCCGAAGAGTGTGGCTGCGTTGACGTTGGCGGTCAATACCCTCAACAACCTAGTTGCCTCCTTCCCGGTTACCGCTCCGACTCCTGCTCCTGCTGCTTAATTCCAGATAATGGAAAAGGTTCGCTCCATCCTCCGCGACTTAGCCTTGGTTACGTATATCGTGGCCGGGGTTATGTTGTGTGTCCTGCTCTACAAGGGATTCGGGATCGTGGGCGAGGTGAACACGGCTCTAACCACGGTCAACCAACCGTGCGCTCCCGGCCCCTGCGGCCTGCTGGCAAATTTGGGTAAGACTACCACCAAGGTAGGTGACGCCATAGTCACAACCCAGATTCAAGAGCAGGCGATAGGAAAAAAAGTCGGAGCCACGATGGACAGTCTCGGCACGATCCCCGGTCACGTCAACACCGCATTAGACGGGCTGACACAGACTGAGGGAACGGTAAGCCAGAGTCTTCAGACGGTGACGGCGGGAACCACGCGATCGCTAAACGGATTGGATGTTGCAGTACTCGACACCGATACCGTGATCAAAGGGTTTGTACCGGCGCAGACTGCCCTCCAGAAGTCCATCACTGACTTCGACACCCTGATCACCAACCCCGCGATCAGCCAAACGCTGGGCAACGTGCAGGTAGTCACCAGCGAGCTCGGCACCACGGTCGCCACGGGCAACCACATGCTGGACACCGCCGACAAAGTAGAAACCAAGGCTACGTACCGGTACCTCAACCCCTCGAAGAACCCGTTTGTGCGGGCCTACTATGTGGTCGAGCCCTTCTTCTTACCATCAGCCACTATCGCAGGAGCTTTGCTGGCCCACTAATATGAGTGATAAATGGCAACGGTCTTCAGAGAAACATTCGGTTTCAATACACTCAGACGGGTTCGATCCGCCTATGTCGTTCACGTTGACCCGGTGGGACAACGGCAGCGTCACCTTTTCCGCCGCACCCGTAGGAAAGTTTGAGTCGAGTGTAGTTGATATCCACGTTCCTGTTCCCGACGATCAACTCGATCCACGCTCCGGTCCTACCTTCTTAATGTGGCCGTACTCTCTGGTCAAGTGGGGCATCAAGCACCTCGGCACGACTCAAACTGAAACCGAAGCTCTGAACCCCAAGCAGGTCCTCAACAAATGAACCCAGAGATTCTTGAACGGATCCAGTTTTACGTATCGAGCACCCGGCGGATATCAGCCATCGCTGCCCGCAACCTACACGAAGCCGGACACCACACTCTGGCCGCGGAACGGGACAACGAAGTCGCTTACGCCGACCTGATCCTCAAGGATCTCCAGACGGAAAATCATGCCGCTTGAGTTCAACAAAACCCACACATACCTCCGGCTCTACTTCAACCACCGAAACGACTTCCCCAATGTGTGGAGCGTAGACGACGGTGACCCGACCAACGAAGTCAAAGTAGCCGAGCTGATCATAGAAGGCATCGGCCTGGCTAAGTTCAACGGTGAGGCGCGGTCAGAACACTCTCCCGTCGCTTGGATCGAGTACCCGCAGGCCAAGTGCTGGATCGTCGAGAACATCATGGTCATTTCGAATGAGCCTGAATACTAGGTTTCCGACAACGCCTGCACTTCTTGAGTTTGCAGAGTCCGTAGTGGCAAAATAGCTTACGGCACTTCTTGCACTTGTCTCGACGTATTCCGCTCATGTTTTTGCCTCCACTTTGGTACCGTAATCTCCGTGTTGGCGTTTCGCTATCTGCCGTTTGACCAGTTCTCGGGAAGTCACCTCGACCGCACCCAGTTCAACTGCCTTAGATCGCTTAGCTAGGCACACGTCGAAGTGTTCCTTGTACGTCCCGGGATACTGAATCCACTTTCTGCGGACTCCGATCGCGTCCACCATTGCCAACAGCTCTTCAGTGGTATCGGCGCTCATGTGGCACATGATCATCCGCCCATAGCCCGCTTGCATGTCGTCTACGTAGACACTCACTGCGGATCGCCCGTCCCGCCCGAGTAGTGCGTGATCTCCACAACGATCGGTGGATCGGAGCGGAGGGAAGGTTCCTTGCTCTTGTATAACTTGCAAACTCCTCGACTTTCTCCGTACGGATGGTCCGTCTTTTTCCCGCCACAGGTCGCGCAACTAGTATCTTTTTCGCTCATCCCGTATTCGCTCATCCCGTAATTGTACCACACTTGTCCAGATAATGGAAAGGACCCCGTGAAAATTTCAAAGCGCGATATCGAAAGTATGCTAGGCATCCTCGACTACCGCCCCGAAGAGACTGAAACCTCCTGTACCTTCCGCCGGTATTCTCTGACTGCTGCACGAACCCCCGCAGGCGTCCTCGTAGAGTGGTTCAAAAAGAATACCCGGGAGCCAATCGAAGCCGACGGATTCTGCTAAACAATGCCCGAAGTCCCCGACAATCAAGATCGCTTCGACCTCCTATGCCAAGAGCACGGCGGCGACAGCAAAATCCCGAACGAAGAACTCTACACCTACCTGCTCTCAGTGCGGGAAGATCTGATCAACGTAGCCTCCCTTGGGATTGAGCACATCCGGGCGTCGCGGCTTGGTATAGAAGTTCGCCGTCGCTGCCAGACCGACTTGATGTGGATGGCCCGGTACTTCACCTGGGGCACGAACCCGATCTCAGACAATGGCCTCCTCCCCTTCGAGGAAAACATCTTCGACGAAGAGTACTACGGGGCCTTCCCCAAACTCTTTACCCAGAAAGACCCGTCCAAGCCCCTCAACCAACAGTCTGAAGTCAAGACTCGGTTGTTGCTATGGCCCCGCGGCGGCGCAAAAAGCACATTCGACCACATCGACACTGTTCAGTGGATCCTCTGCTTCCCCGCCATCCGCATCCTCTACCTGACCGCCGAGAAGAGCCTGGCAGAAGGCTTCGTCGGAGAGATCAAGGGCCACTTCTACATCAAAGAAGAGCCGTCGCTGATGAATCTCTTCTGGCCGGAGTTCTGCGTAGAAGAAGGCAAAGCCGGGGCGATGAACACCTTCACCTGCCCGGTGTACGCCGCCAAGAAGACGGGCCGCAAGGAACCCACGGTCTACGCCTCCTCGGTAGGCAAGAACAAGGCTGGCTGGCGTTACGAACTGATCAAGGCCGACGACGCGGTGTCCGACACCAACTCTGAGACCGCCCTGCTGTGCGAGAAGATTTCGCGCGCGCTGTTCCTGGCCGAGAAGCTGCTGGCGTTGGGCGGCTACTACATCGACTACATCGGCACCCGGTACGCCGACGAGGACCACTACGGCGTCCTGCTCTCCAAGAACCTGGGCGACATCCAGATTACCAAGGGTGTTGGCTGGGAGTTCATGGAAAACAAGTCCACGAATTCGAACATTCTTATCGGCAAGGCCATCCAGATCAAGCCCGAAGTAGCAGAGGCTCTGGAGCGCGAAGGCAAGCCGGTCACGTACCACGAAGCGGGCCCAGACGGGTGCATCCTCCTGATGCCCCACAAAATGAGCTTCAACTGGTGCATGGTGGATCTCGCCAAGGATGAGAAGTCCTTCGAGGGCCAGCGCAACCAGAACCCCCGCAATGCCTCGCAGATCGGTTTCGACCGGGCCATGCTGCTCAAGGCCACCGTTCCGTTCACCAGCCTGCCCCGCGTCGGGCCTTGCTCCCAGGTATGGGACTTGGCCTCCAGCCAGAAGAAGGGCAGCGACTTCACAGTCGGCACCTCGATTGTCTGGGGCGAAGAAGAGCAGGTAGACCCCGACGGGCGGCGCAACGGCCAGAAGCAGACCACCGGCTACGTCCGCAAGATCTTCCGCGATCGGCTGCTGCCCCACCAGATCGTGGCTTCCATTATCCGGATGATCCAGGAAGAGCACCCGTTCGTAGTAGCGATCGAGAATGCTCAGGGCGCGACCTACCTCAAGGACTCCATCATGTCCGCGGCGTTCCGGACACAAGACCCGTACGTCATCGGCATCTGCGCCGGGATCGACTGGTTCACCCCCGAGCAGCAGAAGGACGCCAAGAAGTTACGCATGGGGTCGCTCCACCCGTGGATCACCGAAGGCCGCCTAAAGTTCGCGAACTACTGCATGGAGGCCAACCCGGCCCCGAACAACAAGATCGAGATTGTCTACAACGAGTTCGAGAAGTGCATGTATGACCATCACCACGATGACATACCGGACAATTTAGGCTACCAAACCCGGTACGCCCCGCGCGCAACGCAGGCTATCATCGAGAACAACACCGAGATGTTCAGCTTCATCGACCGCATGGGGTGGAAGGAAGTTTTCGAAGAGGGTTCTTTTGACCCACGCTCTGGCATTCTGCTTCGGACGGACGCCGAGGGAAACACGGTAGTGTTTGACCCCTACCAACCACCTCCGGATGATTTCTCCCCGCAAGAGGACTTCGCGTATTCGGCCCCCAGCGGGATGGACAACATCTTAGGGAGTGGGATTTTTGGCTGAAGTTTTGTCCGTGGCTAAGGAATCTGGAATGTATTCTACGTAACATTCCCAACCGCAGCGTGGACAGTACCGTTCATCGTCCCACATGCTCCGTTGACAGCACTTGCTGCGTAGTTTCTTCATTTCCGTCTCCTATTCGACTTGCATTAGCAGTTCGCATACTAAATCTTCGAGGGCGTTCGCCTCAGCCTTTGTTAGCTTATCGAACGTGCCTTTGTGCAGCGCAGCCTTCAACTTTCTAGCCGTTCGCATGTCAATGCGGAAATCAAAATCTCGTTCGTCCTTCATTTCTTTTCTCCCTCAAAGATTATCGCAGGAACTCGGAGATTCACCATATCATTCGCCAAGTTCATTGCATGGTTCATTCGCTTCTCCATATCTCCCGATAATTGCGTGCCGAAAACCCATAGTAAGTCTCGTAACTCTCCTTGGTTCTTGGGTAAGTCTTCCGCCACCCAGTTGGCGAAGAGTTGGGCGTGAAGAAGAATGGGTTCGTAGCGAAACGCTGTTAGTTTCTGTTCGCCCCATACCTTTTCCTCGCGCTTGGGGGCAATCTCAGCCAACCGTTCCATGAGAGTTTTCTTGTTACAGGCTGGACACGGATGGCCCGGGCTGCTCATAGTTTCCGTAAACGAACGGAATCCGCTCCCGCCGCAACGCCAACATCGTTCGTTCTTGCTGTTCTCTGTTTCCATTATCTGGAATCTCCTAGAACGGGAACCATTTGTCATAGCACTCGGACGAGCAACAGCTCTCTTCGGTCAGGTACATTGGCTTGTTACAAACACCACAGAGATGGTGCCGATAGTTTGAACGGCGCTTCCATTTCGAGCGAACTGATCGCCACCATTCGACCAAAGGTACCCCAGCTTGGCGGAAGTCGGCGTCATATACCCAAATCCCGCATCGGCCACAACACCCGTGGTCTTCAGGCTCGTCGCTTATCCAGCAACCGAAAAGACGGCATCTAATATTCATGATCGCTCCTGTAGCTTATTCCACGCATCCTGGGCGAGAGTCTGAGAATCTTCGATTGGCGGAAAATCTTTCTCCCACCCCGTCTGGCAGTTGAAGTCGTATTGTTTAGCAGCGTACGCCGCGAGAAATGTGGCGATGTACGTCTTCTTAAAATCGTCTTCGTTCATCATCTGGAAATTCTACCACACATGCGCATAGAAGTCAAGATCGTAGACGACGACGGCACCGTCTTATCCGAGCACAAGGCCGACGCCTCGACTCCCTCCCAGTGGCGGCCCCCGTCCGGACAGAAATTCATCTCCGACATGCCCCGCCAGTCTGACGCCCCCGCCACGGGTATGTACGAACTCTTCGGGATCAGCTTCCAACCCCACGTACGAATCGACCGGCCCAACGGCTACGTAGCCCCTCCGCCGGGCCCAAGTTTTCCGCAACTGAGTTTTGGTTCCGGGTCCCCTTCATCTATCTCTACCGGCTCGCTCGCGGGCCTATCCAAAGGATAACCTATGTCTGACTCTCTCATCAAACTCAGCGGCAACCTCGAAAATCCGCGCGATTGCAAAGCAACTGACTTCCCCGCTGTCGGGCCTTCGGGCGCGGCTGGCATGTCCTCGGGCGCAGGCAAGCTCGTCCCCCAGAACACCAACCAGGATGGCCCCCGCCACACTGAAGATGGCGGCCCGGGTATGCCGGTTCCGTCCGATCGCTCCCGCGTGATCTCTGAGAACTTCAAGGTCAGCGTGAACGGCGGCGAAGGTGGTATGAAGAGCACCGCGGTATCGATCCCGGGCAGCGTGGATCTTTCCAGCGGTGCGATGTCGCCCACGGCAGACAAGCAAACTTATTGAGACCGGTGATAATGAGTCATAAATGACACCTAAAAGCCCTTAAAGGGTTGTTTACGGCTCATTATTATGCTATAATAGTCTCATCCAATGTACACCATATATCTGATTCAGAACCACGTCAACGACAAACTCTACGTTGGCCAGACCAAATGCGGCGTCCCGCATCGGTGGAGAAACCACCTCAAAGACCTACGGAAGGGCGAACAACAGCCCCTCTACAAGGCTATGCGGAAATACGGCGTCGAGAACTTTACCTGCGAGCCGTTTCTCACCGTTGAGACGAAAGCCGAGGCTGACTACCAGGAACGCATCTGGATTCTCCTCTTCGGCGCGCACATCTCCAAGCACGGGTATGTCTGCACTTGGGGAGGAGACGGGTGGACCGGCATCAGTCCGCACATGCGGAAGGCTCGGGCCAAGACTCTCAAAGCTACGCTGGCCGCGGATCCTACTCGACATAGCCACTATCGGGCTGATATTTCGACCGAAGAGATTCGACATCTCTACGTTGATGAGATGCTGACGCGCAAAGAGATCGCCGCCAAGTTCAATTGCTCGACCGAGTTGGTAACCCTGCGCATGAAGAAGGCTGGTGTTCTAGTCGGGCAGGGTCGGCACAGGCACGGGTATAAAATTCGCCCCGAATGTTTGGTCAACAAACGGTCTATTGGCGGCGAATCAAACCCATTATACCGCTCGGACGTAGATAGCGTCCGCTTGGTGCGCCTTTACCAAAGCGGACTTACGCTTCAGGAAGTTGCGGATACTCTGGGATGCTCAATGGGGTGCGTCAAAGGAAGGCTAGACGGCCTCTCCATCGCTCTCCGACCCTCCAATAATCTACCTCAAGAGCGCCTAAACACCAACAGGATGCTCGAACTTTATCAGTCCGGAATGTCCACGAAGGAAGTTGGACAGGCTCTCGGCTGCACATCTGCTACGGTTCGCAACCGATTAAAGAGCGTTGGAACGGCTCTAAGACCGTCCAAATTCGCCCCGAGGAACAAAAATGAACTTGCCGGAAGCCCCATATAACGTTTATGAGCAGGTAACACCTGCCGAAGCACGGGGCTTTTTGTCCGAGGGCGTGTGGGAAGAAAATCCAGCCCTCAAATTATGTCTTCAAGACGCGGAACGCGCTGAGAAAGCTGAGTTGAGTAGGCAATTTTGCCTCGGCTGGGTAGCCGCACAGACCCTCTACCAGTCCCCTTTTCAGCCCAGATACTGGCCCGGAACCCAATCTGAGGCCGCTTCGATCAGCTTTTTCACGGTCGCAACGGCTGTAAATGGCATAGTTCCGCAGGTAATGTCCGGGTTATTTTACGAAAACCCGCCGTTTATGGTGCAGGAACGGCCCGGAACGACCGCCCAACTGGCGCGCGCGACCTCCGCTTTGCTTGCTTACCAGCTCGACGACATGGATTTCCGGGCCGAACTGAAGCTCGGAATCTTCAATTGCCTGCTGTTTGGCACCTCCATGTTCCAATGGGGCTGGGAAAAGTTCACCCAAGAGCGCAAAATAGTCAAGCGGAAGAACCCCTCCGTCGTAATTCCGTCCGGAATCCCCGGCGCGCCTGACACCCGCATCTCCGATGGTGAACTCGAAGAAGAGATCATCGAAGAAGTAATCGACCGGCCCACGTTCGAGCACATCGTAGACCTCCGCGAAGTCCTGGTAGACCCCGGGCTACGTGTTCCGGACATCCGCAAGGCCAAGTACGTCGTCCGCCGCCGCTACATGACGTGGGAAGACCTCGACAAGCTGCGGGACCGCGAGGGATACGATATCCCGTCCCGCGAAAACCTCATGATGCTGTTCATGCCGCCCGCAGAGACGGCTGATCCGGCTATCGGGGAAATCGGCGGGCGCAACCCGCTCTGGGAAGCCCGTGCAGAAGCCCGCTGGGATACCACGACCGCCGACCCCTTCCAGAAACCCCTAGAGGTACTGGAGCGGTGGGACAACGGCACGTACATCGTGGTGCTCCAGAAGAAACTGGTCATCTACAACGGCAAGAACGTCTACGGCAAGATCCCGTTCTACTCTATCGGCTGGTGGAATATCCCCGGCGGGTACTGGTCGCTCGGCCTCGGGCGCACGATCGGCTCCGAGCAGCGCCTGATGACCGGCATCACCAACCTGCTGCTGGACAACGCCTCGTTGAACCTGAACACCCCGCTCGTCCGCGTCCGCGGCAAGAGCATCCCAACTCAGTCAATCCGCATCTGCCCCGGCAAGATCATCGAGGTGGATACCAAGGGCGACCTTGAGCCGCTTCAGCGCCTGCCCGCCATCCCCGAAGCCGGGGAACTTATGGCGATGTCGCAGGGCCGCGCCGACACCGTCTCGGGCAACAACCCGATCATGGGCGGCAACGCAGGTTCCTCGGGCCACTCCAATCTCGCGCGCAGTTCTGCCGGAGCTCAGGCTCTTGCGCAGGGCGCGTCATCGGGCATCTCGGAGTTCATCGACAATCTGGCCGACCAGGTCATCGTGCCGCTGCTCTACGACATGCAGCAAATGAACCGGGAGATGCTACCCGAGTCGCAGTTGAACTTCATCATGTCGGAAGAGCTGAAGCACGAGTACGTGCAGTCCGGCGGCGACGTGATCGACATCCTGAACGCCCGAGTGAAGTTCTCCATCCTCGCTGGGTCCAAGATGCAGACGCGCCGCAACATGGCCCAAGCGCTCCCGATGCTATCTCAGTTCCTGTCCAACCCCGAAGTCATCTCCTCGCTCTCGATCGAAGGCAAGAAGGTCAACGTGATGGAGGTGGTCCACATGTGGTTTGAGGCCGCCGACTTCAAGAACCTGAACGACGTGATCGTGGACATGACCCCGCAAGATCTTCAGCGGCAACAACAGCAATCGCAGGGTGGGCAGATTCAACAAAAGGCGCAGGCCCAAGCACAGCTTCAGGCGCAGAAAGATGCCGCGGCTGAGCAAAGGGACGACAGCAGCAATATCGCAAGAGCAGCCCGGGATGTATTAAGGGAAGGCTTTAAGAAATCTGTGGAACCCCTTGAATTAACAGGAGAACCCTCCGCCCAAACCGGATTTGGCTCAGACGTTTAGTCCAGATAATGGAAAACCCGTTCAATCGGATTGATTGAAGGAGACAGAATGAACACCCCCAACCCAGATAGACTTTCCCAACAAGGCCCCAGCGAGTACGACACCCTGTCCGACGAAGACCTCCGCAAGCTGATCAACGACGCCGCCCGCCTCAAAGGTCGCGCAGGCAATCTCGGCCCGATCCGCGTTCCAGCCCAGCCCGGCTACGTAGACTACGACGCCCAGTTCGAGGCCCGCAAGTGACCGACACCGAAATCGACGCGCTGGAAATAGACCTCGCACTCTACGACAAAGGCCGCCAGCTCCGGGTCGTCGTAAACACCCCCGCATGGGAGACGGTGATCCAAACACTGGAAGACTACCGGGACGCCGCCAAAGACGACCTCATCGCATTAGCCCCGGGCGACACCACAGTTCCGACCGCGCACGCAGCCGCCGCCGCCCTGGATACGCTCGTGGCCCACTTCAAGCAGGACATAGCCAAGGCGATCGACGCCGCCGCTAACCCCTCAGATGAAGTCAAGGAGTTTCTGTTCGGGGCGCGGGAACATCTGGACGTGGCGAAGGCGATGGAGCAGCAGGGCTAGCATCCTCCGCCGATTTTCTGGGAAGTAATTATAAATTGAGTTCCTTCTGGAAGTACTCGAACCCAATGGTCGAAGCTATTCATCGGAATGCCTTGCGAATTGGTCCAGCAGGTACCCACGTAGGCGTAAATTTCGCCCGCACGATCCTCTGCAAATAGCCCAAAGTTTACCGAAGACAGTTTTACATACTCGCTGACAACTGCCGGTTCTACTCGTTGAAGTTTCATGTTTCCTCCGAGCTTTAATTGTACCACAGATTTCCAGATAATGGAATTCTCAAATTGAGAATCTGTTCTCAAAACCGCAATGATCGTTCTCAAAATCGCAACACAAATCACCCGTAGCTGAGGATTTCAGCAAAGGACACCGTACATGCCCAATACCCCAGTTGTAGACCCTTGGCTCGAAGCCGATAACTTCGGCGCGCCCCTCGTAGATTTTGCAACCCGTCCTGAAGACATGATCGACCCGGACGAGCCGATGCACCTCGACGCCCACCCGAGTCTCAACCCGGAAGTCGTCATCGCGGAAGGCGGCGTAATCCGCCAGCCCACCGAGCCGATCGTAGAGCTAGAACCCGAAGGACCCGAAGTAATCGATATCGGCGACGGGGCTACCATCACGCTGGAGAAAGACAAAGGCTGGTGGAAGGCGTCCCTCGACCCGGGCAACGGCGCGAACGCCGAGGTATTCAAGGGCAAGAACAAGAACGAGCTCATGACCAACGTCCTCTCGGCCAAGCTGAAGGCGACCCAGAAGATCCGCGAACTCAACCGGCAGGTCAAGTTGGGCGGAGTACCCAAGACGGCCCCGGCCCCTGCGGCGGCCATGCCCCAGGTTCGCAACCTGACTGCGGACGAGATCTTCGAGATCAAGGCCCAGTTGGAGTCGGACCCCGGCCTCGCGTTCGACACTTTGTTCCAAAAGCAGTACGGCGTTTCGATGGCCACACTAGTCCAGCTTGCCCAAAAAGGCGCGAACGCGGACGCGAATCTCGGAACCGAAGCCGTCGCAAAAGAATTCCTGGCCCGCAACGCAGACACCTACTACCCAGTAGGCAAGAACGAGACCCTGCTGATCCAGTGGCTGGCAAAATACAAACTCGGCAAACCGGGCGCAGACATCGGTGAACTTTACACCGGCGGCGTCTGGACAGTCGAAAATCTTGAGGAAGCCTTCCAGGACCTAGCGAGCGATGACTTACTCGCCAAGGCCCCGAAGGCCCCCAAACCAACTCCGCCGGTAGCGGTTCAACCCAACGAACCGGCACCTGCGCCGCGCCCCGATGAACGGATTGTTCGAACGGAGACGCGCCCGAGAGCGGGTCTAGGCATCCAGAGAAGTGACGTATCACCCGTCCCGCCTCCGGAAGCCCCAAGGCCGCCCTCAGTCGAGGATTTAGAATCCCTGTCCGATACGGAAATCGCCAACTTGTTGGCGGGCACCCGTCGGATCCGGGCCCTGAATCGGCGCTCACAGTAATACCACGAAAGACAACCCAACATGAGTTACTCTCCTGCATCAATCGTTACATCTGGCGCGCTACCGAACTTGGTGGCCATTCACTAAATTCTTGGTGAAGTAAAACTGTTCTAAATCGGTGAAACTCTGTTGACTTTTACTACTAGGTGTGGTAGCATAAGGATATAGACAATACCGAGGAAACCGTGAAAGAGAAAACCAAAAGCTACATGGCTGGGATTTTCGATGCAGAAGGTTGCATCCGGATCGCCACCCACAAACGAGGAAGCAAGACCTACTTCGAACCCAAAGTATACTTGAGCAATAAATCAAGAGCTTTGATGCAGTGGTCTGTGCTACATTTCGGGGGCAGCTTTACCCGCAATGTAAACAACAAGGCAGGCGAGGATTGGTACATTTGGTACCTGCAATCCTTCCCTTCTACCGTTGCTTTCCTTAAAGCTATTCTGCCCTACTTGAGATACAAAAGGGAACAAGCTGACGTTCTGATTGAGTTTATTGAGAACAGAGAAAATCTGTCCGAGGACCAGAAACATGGATACCTCCAAAAACTCAAGGAAATGAAGCAACACGGGTCCGTAACGACTGAGACGAACAGCAGTTACCTCAAAGCAGAACCCTCCTACATGGCTGGTTTCTTTGATGGCGAAGGTTGCATCCGAGTGAACAAAACCCTCTCTCGGGGTGTTATCTGCTACCATCTGATCGTGACCATCTCGAACAACGACAAGACCGTGCTTGATTCTTGCAAGAAACTGTACGGCGGCGACGTTCGAAGTAAAGGAAAAAGGAATTGTTTCCAGTGGTCTTTGTTCAACAAACTCCACATTGAGCAGTTTCTCCTCCACACGCTTCCGTATCTCGTAGTCAAGAGAGACGAGGCCCTAGCTGGAATGGAATACGTTGGATTAGGCCACAAGGTTCATTGCCCGCCCAAACGGGAAGAACTTTATCTTCGCCTAATTGCTTTGAAGAAACTGAAGATACAGTCTGAACTGCATAGCGATATGCAGAGCGCCCCATCAGAGATGCTGGCGGCCTAAACACAATGATGAACGCGAGGCCGTGCCCAATCTCAAGGCCCAAACGCCCTTTTTGAGCATGACCAAGCAGCGCCCTCTGCCTCTTCGGCAGGGAAACCAGATTCAGTATTAATGTGCTGAAGTAAAATCCGGCTATATCGGTGGAACTCTCTTTGAGACAATACCGAGGGAAGACTGGGCAACCAGAACCCGTAGAGGCTAATACGCCGGACATTTCCATTATCTGGAAATGAAGATAGAGTCCGAGCTGTGCGGCGACGTACAGAGCGACCTTATGGTGACATAAGAGGGGCGAAAGCCCGGTGACCCGAAAGGGCATCTCCAAAACACAACTGTCTACACCTACGCTCTCCTCGCAGCCAATTTGAACCAGGCGGCGGAAGGGACCGTGGGCTCCCCCATCAGCGAGTCCAGCTCGAAGATCGTTGCTACAATCGGCCAGTACGCTGATTTTATCAATTCCTCGGACTTGGCACTCGACGTGGCCATCGATGACCCAGGTCTGTTGCAGAACCTTGCAAACGAACTGAACTATCGCCTGGCCCTCACCCTCAACTCCCTTGTCCAGCTTACCGCTGACTCGGCTGTTGCGGTCGATTCCCTGGTGAACATCCAGCTCGCCAACGGCTCCTACCTCACTGCGAACAACATTCGCTCTGCGGCCCAGTCGCTGGCATCCGTCAACGCTCGTCCTCTCATGGACAACTCGTTCGGCGGAATCATCCACCCCAACGTCGTGCGCGACGTATTGAACGACACGAGCTTTAATGGTCTGACCGACATTATCAAGCGTGACGATTCCATGCGCGCTATGCTGTTCGAGCTCCCGAAGAACGAAGATGTCATCAAGTTCGGCGGGGTTAAGTTCAAGCAGACGACCACGGCACCTACTGTTACCATCTCAGGTAACACATTCTACAACACTTACATTTTTGGCGATGACGCGATTTTCTCCGTGTTCCTCGGCAAGAATCCTGAAGACGGATCGAAGAACTATTTGAAAATGGTAGCTTAAGCGAGTAATTGCTTTCGAACACAAGGCTAATTCGGTGAACGTCTCCTTTGGAGAAAACGCCGAGCGAAGCCCGAGAACATCCGGGAACGTGTAGAGACTATATACCTTGCCCCTCGCAAGAGGGTGATGACATAGTCCGACCTGTGCGGTGACGTACAGAGGCGAGCAGAAATGACCCGCCCCATCGGCAACGGTGAGTAACAAACGTGAAGCTCTTCATCCAGTCTGCTCCAGAACAGGGTTCGGTTTCGGATCCTGCGCGTCAAATCGGTGGTGTGCAGACCCAGCCTCCGACTGTGTTGGTAAACGTAGCTTAGTTCGTGGGTCAGCTACAACGTAGACATACTTGCGTCGCTACGGTGAGAGCCG